TGCCGAGGACCGCCTTGACGAACTCCTGCGCGTCCGTGTCACCGGTGCGCCGGTTCACCAGCGCGGACAGGAAGTTGATCTCGTTGTACTTGCCGACGCTCTTGACGGCATCGGACTGACGGTCCACGGCACCCATGAGGATGGCGGACGCCTTGGCGGACACGCTCTCGCGTGCGAACGCCTTCATGCGGTCGTCGAGCTCGCGGAGCTTGGCCTGGGTGGCCTCGTTCTGCTTCTCTTCGTCCAGCCTGTCGATCGCGGCCGACTTGATGTTGATCTCCTCGCGGATGGCCGTGACGCGCTCCGGGGAGGGGTCGGCCTTCAACTCCTCGGCGAGACCCTTGATCTCGGCGGTGAGCTGTTCGGCCTTCTTGTCGTGTTCTGCGCTCAAGTGCTTGTCCCTTTCATTGGACTAGCACCCGGACCCAGCGAGCATTGCCGGGTTAGAGGGTTCGAAGCCGTGCCGCCGCGATGGCAGCTTCGGCAAGTGCCTCGAGCCTCGCCGCATCCTCGCCACCCTCGTCGGGCAGGTCTGGTTGCAGGTCGTCAGGAAGGTCGGTGAGAAGCCCGCGCACGGCGGGCGAGAGGGTGATGCCGGCCTCATCGAACAGGTCCACGGCCTTGGCCGGGACGACCCGCGAGAGCCGGTTGATGGGCATGGTGGTGAGGGTCTGTTCGGCGTGCGGCCAGACGAGGATCTCGCCCGAGGCGGCCTTGCGGACCAGGTGACCGATGGCGCCCGACGAACCGTACGCCTTGCCGCTCCGAAGGAGGGCGTCGATCTGCGCGGCGTACTTGGCGGCCCGGTCGAGCCAGATGGTCGCCCACCAGCCGTCCGACGCCAGCTCCAGGTCGTCCTCGGTGCCGACCGTGGCGTCCTTCATCTCCGGATCGCCGCCGTGGTGCCAGATGACCGGGCGTCGGTCGAACCAGTCGGGCTTGATGTCGGTGTTGCGGCTGAACCATTCGCCGTCGAGGTCTTTGCCGCCCTTGAACTCGCCCCCGAAGGGAATGGCGTTCACTCGCCACTTGCGGGCCCCGACTTGTTCGGCCTTGAGGAAGTCGCTCATGGGTTCTCCTAGAAGGCTGCGGTCTGGCCGAAGACGTCGCCGTTGAGGCGGGCGCCGAAGCAACCGCCCGTGGTCTTCGTCCATGTGGCGGCCACGAAGTCGAGCGGGCTACTGAGGGTGGTGGTCTTGGTCTGGGCCATGTTCAGCGCGAGGGTGTTGGTCGCGACGGTACCGACCGAGATGTTCTGCGTACCTTGGTCGCTGCGGATCGCCAGCCAGTAGATGCCGGGCACGAGGTACACCGGGGCGCTCGTCGCGGCGCTGGTCCGGGTGCTGGCTGCGCTGGCCGTCCACGTATCGGCGGCGGCGCTGGTCGCGACCTGGCGCAGGCTGTTCTCGGCCCCGTTGCCGTTGTTGAGATCCTGCACGTACAGCGCCCACGACCACGACCGGGCGAGGGTCGTGGACAGCTCGCGCATCGAGACGGAGCGCAGGAGCATGTGCCCTGTGACGTGCATCGGGATCGCCAGCACGACGCCCGTCGCGACGGTCACGGCGCTCGTCCATGCCGAGGCGGGGTTGGATGCGACCGGGTAGGCGTAGGGTGTCCAGCCGACGGATGACACGCCGCGCTCGCGCTGGCCGTCGTAGACCCGGACCGTCTCGTTCGTGGACTGGTAGCCGATGTGGCCCTCGGTCGTGGTCAGGGCGCCGGTACCGACCGGGAGGCGGAGCGTTCCCGCGTTCAGGTCGATAGCGGCGCCACCACCATCGGCACCCGTGCCGGTCGCGGCGTGGGTGTGGTCCTTGACCTTCTGCGCCGCCGACGCCTCGCCCGACAGGCCCGCGATGCTCGTCTGGTCGCCGGTATTGGTGCCCGACGACGTGCCGCTGAAGGTGCCCGATTGCGTCGCCAGCGTCCCGAGCGATGCCGACGAGCGGAGCGCCGCGGCGTCAGCCGACGTCAGCAGGCCGCGCCCGAAGCTCGTGGTGGCCAGGGCGGCGATGCTCGTCAGGTCCGAGTCGAGCGGCTGGGACGTCGTCCACGCGGTGTCGGCTGCGGCTGTCTTGACCCATAGGACGGCAGTCGTCCCACCGATGATCTGCGTGTACTGCGACCCGATGGCAGCCGCTACACCGGCACCCGCCGAGGGGTCAGCCGTCCCGCCCATGACGTAGTAGTCAGCGTAGGTGGTAGCCGCAGGGTTCCCCACATGAACTTGCAGGTACCCAGACCGAGCCGCGCCACCCGTGCCGGTCGAGCCGTAGGCGGTGATCTTGGCACCGCCGCCGCCTTGGCTGTTGTCACCCCCTTGGAAGATGGCAGGACCGCCGTCGGTCGTACCTTGCCCGCCCGACACGCTGACCTGTCCTCCTGCGCCGCTGGAAGCAGCGCCGCCGAGGGCAACGACTGACCCCGGAGAGTCGACGCCATCCCCGCCGTAGAGCAACACTCGACCGCCGAGGGCTCCGGAGGTCACAACATCGCCGCCGCGTGCGATGACGCTCCCGCCCTCAGGATCATCACCGAGGCTCCCGGCCTCGATCTCTAGCTGGCCGCCCTCGGCCTCACTCGCACCACCGGGGTCGTAGGCAGCCGCCTCGATGATGGTTCCGTCCGGATCGTTGCCCGCGACCAGCACCTCGGCCAGCGTTGGCGTCGTGACCGTGGCGGACGTGTGCGAGTGCGAGTCGTCGGCAACGGTCGGGTTCGGATACGTGCCTTCCAGATCGCCGCCGGCGGGACCGCTAGGGGCCCCGCCGCCGCCCGAACCGGCCCCACCACGGAAGCCGCCGGCAAGCGCGATGTTGCGTCCACCGGGGCCGGGCGGACCCTGCGGGCCCCGGTCGCCCTGAGGCCCGATGGCTCCGTCCTTGCCGTCCTTGCCTGGGGCTCCGTCTTCTCCGTCGCGGCCGTCCTTGCCGTCGTGGCCGTTGCGGCCATCCTTGCCGTCAGCCCCCTTGTCACCCTTGGGGCCCTTCAGGATGGCGATGTTCTCCTGCACCGCGATGAGTGCAGCCGCGAGCGGGTCCATCACCGAACCCATCAGACGGGCTCCTCGTGGGATCCGACGACCTTGCCGTCCTCGTAGTCGATGACCGACTTCATGGGTGGACGGGCCTCGGTGACCTCGATGCGCTCGACCCGGAGCTGCGGCGGCGCAACTCGCACGGCACCCTCGGCGATGTGGACCTGTGCCGGCTCGACGCTGATGGGGTTCGTGATGTTCACGACCTGGGGCTCACGGTTGGCGATCGCCTTGAATGCCTCGGCCATGATGACCACGTTGGGATCCGCATCCGGCAGGGGGACGGCCTGGAGCGGTACGGCCTTCCGGGCCCTGAGGTCCACGTCGCTGGTGGCGATCGCCGCAGCCGTCAGGTCGCCGATGCCTTGCGCGATGAGGTCGAGGTACTCCTCGCCGACGGCTTTGGTGACGTCGTATGTCTCGTCCAGAACCTTGATGTGCATTCAGACCATCCGTCGCAGGGTTGCCCTAAGGTGAGCCGGTAGATACTTGGATCCTGGCTCTTGGAGCCAGTTCGCTACGCGAGCGCGGTCTGTGTCGCCTAGGGTGGGCGTGTATCGCAGCATCTCGACGATGCCTTCGACCGTCGTCGGCCCGTGCCACTCGGGAAGTGGCTTCATCCGGATGCTGTCCTGGAGGGCGGTCACTGGGTCACCTTCACAAAGATCGTGTCGCCGTCTCGGGCATACACCGTGTAGGTCAGGTCACGTCCGAGGATGACCTCCATCTCGCTCGCGTGAGACGAGACGTTGGCAGCGCCCACGGCAGGTGTCCCGGCAGGGGCGTCGATGACCATGAGGTACTCGCCTGCGATCTTCTCTTGGATATCAGCCCGTAGGCTCGTCGAGACGAAGCCCGCGTCGATACCGCTCGCTCCGACATCGCCCGCACCACCAAACAGGGTGTTGATCGGGCTTGTCTCGGCCTCCCAGTCGATGGAGAGGCTTCGATAGAGGCGAGTGTCCTCGGTCAGCGCGCCGTTCCGAAGCTCTGCGTCCATCAGTTCCCGTCGCCGTGTCAACGTCGCCAACGACGGCCCAGGCTTCTCAGCGAAGAACCCTTCGGTCGTGGCCGGCTCGAAGTACCCACGGAGCCAGGAGTTCATGTAGGCGTAGTCTTCGCCACCCGTGTATCCAGCCACGAGGTCAGGCTTGAGCAGCGATGACTCGGGATAGTGCTGATCCATCCACGCCTGCTGCTCCTCGAGCGATGCCGTTCCGAGGTCGACTGCTGGCGCAGGGGGTTCATCGGTTGTCGGTTCTGTCGGCGCTTCCTCTGCTGCCTCGCCTTCCTCCGGTTCCTCTTGGTCGCGGTTCTCGACGACAGGCGACCAGACCAAGGTGCCGTTCGGGTGGTCCTCGATCCCGAGGGCCTCCTCTACCGTGAACTCCTGGCCGTTGCGCTCGGCGCACTCCGCGTCGTCGTCGCCGTCGTAGGCCAGCAGGTGCGTGACGCCGAACTCGCCATAGCCGGTCACCGTGGCGCGGTTGTAGCTGAGCATCGTCTCGGTCCGGGCGATCGTCTCGGCCCGTAACTCGTCCCAGACTGGGACGCCGTTGTCGAGGCCGGCCTGTAGGACGCCCCGGTAGCCCTCTTCGGGCACGCCGTCGATGAGCTGCGGGATGCTGTAACCGCGGCGGGTGCCCTCGGCGAGTTCGACCGTGAGCGCCTGGAGCGTGCGGGCGTTGATGTCTACGATCCGCTCGCCGCCATAGGTCAGCAGGTCGTTCAGGATGCTCTGCGTGGCCCCACGGAACACGATGCGACCAAGGTCATCCGCGACCGTCTGAAGGGCGCCTCGCCCGACATTGGTATAGATGCCCCGCATCGTGTCCTCGAGCGCCTTGTCTTCGAACTGCGGGTCCCACCACGTCGGAGCCGCCTTCATCCGGGCCGCCTTGGCCGCAGGAAGGTCAGCCCGCATCTGCGACGTGACCCGCTGGCGCTGACCGTTGAAGAACGACGCCATCTTGTTCTTGGCGTGCGCCGTCGCCGCGATCGTTACCGCGTCGCGCTGGTCCTGGGCTCGCCTTTTCCCTTTGTGGTCTTGACCGCCTCCAGCAGACGCAGCAGGTCGTCCTGCGTCTTGACAGCCTTGACCGGTGCCTCGGCGGGAACGGCTTCCTCGGGGGCCACCACGACCGGGATGACGGGTTCCGGCTTGGTCCACTTGATGTGGTCGAGCTGGAGCGCCTTGATCGTCTCCATCTCGTCGAAGCCCTGCGCGACCAGCTTGTCCAGCGCGTCGGCCTTGGCGACCAGCGACGTGGCGTCGTCGAGGTTGGGCTCCATGATGTCGAAGTCGTAGGTGCTACCCATGACCGACTCGTACATCGCGAGCATCCCGGTCTGGATCGTCTCCTCCAGCAGCTCCACCCGTGGATGGATGGTGCCTTCCCAGTAGTCCCGGCGGTCCTCGCGGCGCGTCTCCGCTGAGTTGAGGCCGCCCGGCATCGGCACGCCCAACTGGTAGGGGCTGATGGGGAACGCGGTCAGGATGTCGTCCCGGTTCAGCGTCGCGAGCTCGGGGATGCCAATCTCGGCCGGGGTGGAGGCGCCTGCGGCGTACTCCATCGGCTCGGGGAAGAGCAGCAGCCGTCGGCCAGCGTCACCGTTGGAGGTCGTGTTCCGCCAGGCACGCTGGGCGTCCTGGAACTCGGCCTCGTCGAGGGCGCGTTCCTTGGGCCACAGCATCCCGGCCAATCGTCCACCCGTGGACAGGACGTCGCTGGTATGGGTCGCCATCTGGGTGGACAGCGGGGCCTGTTGCCACACCGCCTCGACGACTCCCATCCCGCCCCACCCGTCGTCGGCACGTTCTCGGCTGAAGGTGAGGATCTGGTACGCGGGGAACGGTGTGCCACCGCCGCGCGAGTCCTTGTCAAGCACCCAGCCGATGAGCACGCCCAGCTTGTCGAAGGACGGGGTCAGCCGGGTCGGGGAGATGCCGTACAGCGCCGTTGGCAGGGTGCCCGACCCGATGGGGCCGGCGCCTTCCATGTACCAGTGCGACCAGCCCGCGAAGTCGACCCGGATCTCGGTCTTCTGACGGAGCTGGCGGCCGGTCTGGTAGGGGTTCGGTCGCTCCATGAGTCGGAGGAACTGCCCGATCGGGTCGAGCGACTCGAACGGGGCGTAGAGGTCCGGCTCGATGCGCTTGGCCTCGTTGTCGCCGTCGGTCCCTTCCGGGGACACGGACACGGCGAGCTGCGCGATGTCGAGGCTGATCTTCGACCCGGCCTTGTGGAACCAGTCCGAGCCGTAGACCCGCAGGAACGCCGCGGCCTTGACGAGCGGGTCGTCGCTCATGCTGGTCAGGGGCGTGGAGTTGTAGTAGGCCGCGACGCCGGGGCCTGATACGGCCTTGCGGGCAGACGACGGCATGGTTGGGATACCCAGCGCGGTATTGAGGCGGGTTCGCCAATCGGTCACAGGTAGTCCTCGAGAGATCGGCGAGCGTGGGGTGGTCAGGCAGCGGCCCCGAAGGTCGCGGTGCGCTTCTTCGCCCGCGTCCGGGCGTACAGCGCGAGGTTGAATGCGTCGGCCATGTCGGGGGACTTGACGCCCCGCTTGACCATCTCTTCCTTGGTCTCTATCTGCACCTTGCCGCTACTCGTGAAGCGGTAGGTGGGAGCGGTCAGTTCGGCCCGGAGACGCTGGTACTGCTCCTCGGGCATCCGCGCCAGGCTGACCGTTCCGGCGTAGAGCGCCTCGCGGCACGCCCACCATAGCTGGGAGCGCATGTTGACTAGGCGGTCCTGCGGGTCGTTATCCGGGCTAGCTCCCGCGTTGACAGCGTGTACGGTGCCGGGGAACCGTTGCTCTCGGATGCGATCGTATACACCGCCACCCACTCCACCTTCGTCGATGGCGAGCACACCACGCCGAACAGATAGGAACTGGGCACCGAGGCCCGCGACCTGCATCGTGTCCTGTCCATGGACTACGGTGACTCGCTCGATGCTGTTCCCGTTACCCTCGACGAGGACGGTGTCATCGGAGCCGAACCGGGCCACGTCCAGCCCCGCCCAGTCACGGGCATCCGTCTCGGGAGCAAGGAGCCGTGCGGCCTCGACCAGCGATAGCGGGATGACGCCGTCACTGGCCGTATCGGGGAACTGTCCCAGAACCTTGGCGGTCCACCAGGCCGTGCCTTCGAGTCCATCAGCCCTCCGTTGCTCAAGCCAGAAGGGACTGACGAGTTCGCCCTGCGCCTTGGCCGGCACGGGCTCACCCGTGAAGTTCGGGGTATCGAACACGCTGATGGGGATGACGTGCCACGTCGGGAGGCGACAGGCCTCGTAGAACGGGCCGACCGGCTCGAACGGGTTGCCGATCGCGAGTCGTCGGGATGCCTCGTTGACTACGAGTCCGCTGGTGGCCTCCCAGAGCTGTCCGCCGACGCCGTTAGCCTCGTCAACGATGACAAGAACTCGGCTGCCATGTACTCCCTGTAGGCCCTCGGGGTCGTTGTCGTCAGGCTTCCGCCCGATGGCCCAAGCTCCCGACTCCAGGACCTCCCATCGGAGGTCGGTTCCATTAGACGGGTTGCCAGGTAGTCCGCCACGAGCGTGAGCACGTCGAAGCTCGCGCCAGAAGATGTCGCGGAGCTGGGGGAAGCTGTTGCTCGTGGCGACAAGGATGCCTCCCGTACAGACCCACCACGCACCGATGCGGGCGGCGATCCAGTCCTTCCCGCTCCCGAAGCAGGACGGGACGGCGGTGTTTGGGTGGTCGCGGACGGACTCGGCGATGCGGGCCTGGATAGACCACGGTGTCTCGTCCAGTATGTCCGTGATGAACCCGACCGGGTCGTCCGTGTAGAGGTCGTAGCCCTTAGCCCTCTGGCGCGTCCGTAGCCGCTTCCGGAGTTCCCGCTGCGCCTCCTGCAAGGAGAGCCTGGGCTTCTCGGACGGCCTCGCGGACCTCTGCGTCGGTGATGCTGCCGGAGATGTCACGGGACTCCATTCTGGCCGTAGCCCCACCCGTCAGGAGCTGCGCCTTGTCCACCATGACCCCGAACAAGGTGATGAGATCCTTGCCTTCGAACGTGTCCATCTTCGCAGCGATGCGCTCGAGGGCGACGTGGGCCATGAGTTGCGCGCCCTCGGCGATGTCCTCGCGCGCGTTGTCGACGTATTTCGCTAGGTCCGGATCGTCTCGCCATCGACGGATGCTCGACTCTGGGACGCCCGTCATCAACTCGGCGGCGACGTTCGAGGAGAGTTCGGCCGTCACGACCGCTACGACCTTCTCCTTCTTCGTGTAGTGACGGGCCATGGCCTACGTCTTCTTGCCCTTGGGCTTGGGCACCTTGACCTCTGGCACCGGACGGGGCTCGGGCTCGGCGAGGTGCTCGTCGGGCTTGCCACAGTGGACCTTGCCCGCAGGATCCGCTACCCAGCCGTTGCCGTGGGGGATGGCGAGGCCGCACTCGGTCGTCTCGTCCTCGGCGATGCGGTGGAGTTTGCCATCGATCTCAGTGTACTTCGGGTAGTCCATGTCGACTCCTTATCGGCTGACGAGAGCAGCCCAGGCCGTATCGGTCGCGTCGCGGGGGAACCGTCCAGCCCCTGACTTCACGGTGCCAGCCGCATCGTAGGCCGATGGCTCGAGCGGTAGGACGGCGTGACTCGCCACGGTGTAGGGCGTCAGCGTGGAGGAGTTGGTCGTCACCACGGTCCCGGCCTTGCCGGCGACTCCCGAGAGATAGACCGAGTTCGCGTTGGCGCTCGTGTGGATGCTGGAGTTGTGATCGTTGTTCGGGGGGACGGCGTAGTAGTAGCTGTTGCGGATGTTGACCTTGGCGAGCTCCTGGTT